TACAAACACGCCCAAATGAAACAGGCGGTGTACATTTTGAAGGACACATAAAGATTTTTGATCCGGAAAACGGAGAAGTTTTTATCGACAAACGCAATGCCATACACTACGAAAACATGAGCGTGGCCATGGTAAACAGTTTAAGTAATCAAGGACAAGGTACCATTTATGAAATGGCCTTTGGAACTGGCGGCACAGTAGTTGACCCAACTGGTTTGATATCATATCTTACTCCCAACACAGTGGGAGTAAATTCCAGCCTATATAATCAAACATACGTTAAAATTATTGATCAAAGTCAACCAAATAACACAGATCCGGTAAGAAATAAAATGCAAGTTCGACATATCAGCGGTGCAACCTACAGTGATATTATAATCAGTTGTTTGCTCGATTACGGTGAGCCTACCGATCAAGAAGCATTTGACAACTCTGTAGACCTAAGTGGTAATTTTGTATTTGATGAACTAGGTCTTAAGAGTTATAATCCCAGCGGTGACGGCAAACTGCTGACACATGTGGTATTTCACCCTGTACAAAAAAGTCTAAACAGACTATTACAGATCGATTACACGATCCGTGTACAGAGCTTAACCGGTTTCACAGAGGTATAATAGATGCCATATATTGTTAATTTTACAGATAGCGACAACAAGACACCTATAACGGTGTTTGATAATACTTCTAGCACAGACACTAGCCTAACTTTTCCAGGTAGAAATGTCACAGGGTATGGGCAGATCATTGCAGAAAACTTTTTGGCTCTGCTAGAAAATTTTGCCAGCGCCACAGAACCAGTAAACCCAACCGAAGGTCAATTATGGTACGACAGTGAAAACGGTATCTTAATGATATGGGACAATACCAATTGGAAATCAGCATCTAACATACAGAAAAGTGCATCAGAACCTAGCGTAGAAACTTCAAAGGTTGGTGAACTGTGGGTAGATACCACAAATCAACAGTTACGTATATATTCAGGAACACGCTGGATTCTAGTAGGACCTTCAGAAAGCTCCATTGACGGATTGAGGTATGGACCAGCGATTGAGCAGATAGCAGACTCTGATAATATCACTAGATCAATACTAACATTTTATATCGCAGATATTCCTGTAGTTATTTTCAGCAAGGACAGTTTTACACCTAAGAATACTATTTCCGGGTACGCAGTGATCAGTGCAGGAATGAATATCAATGTGCCTGTGTCTGCACCAGAAATCGCACAATTTGTAGGCGGATTATTACCTAAATATTATGGTACAGCACTAAATGCGGATGCATTACTTGTAGGTAGTACATCAGTGGCTGCATCAAAATTTTTAAGAATAGAAGCTCTTAATTCGAGTGAAATCTCACAGACGATGTCGACCAGTCTCAATGTAAGAAACAATTCAGGAGTCACGGTAGGTATAGATGGAACATTTACTGTATCTACATCATCAACTGCTGCAAAGATCTACAACAGCGCAGCTGGAAGTTCCCTAGATCTGCAGATCAACAGAAACGGCATTGCCAGTACTATTTTAAGAATATTAGACAACAAAGTAGGTATCAATAAATCTAGTCCTGCAGAAGCATTAGATGTTGATGGAAATATTTTAACCAACGGTGCATTAATAATTTCTAATACCATAGAAAGCACTAATCTTAGCAATGGTTCGTTGAGAACAGCGGGTGGTGTAAGTATAACAAAAAATTTAATAATTGGTACAGGTCTGGATGTCACGGGTATCACGCAGACAAACAATATACAACCAAAATCTACAGATACTTATGATAGCGGAACCAGTCTAAGAAGATGGAAAACCATAAGAGCTAAAACCATTATCGCAGATGAGATCGAAGGTGTTCTCAATGGCAATATCAACGGTAACGCCAACACAGCCACAAATTTAAAAAATGTCACAACTTTTCAATTAGCTGGAGATGTTTCTTCTCCTACATTATCATTTGATGGTCAGGTAGGTAGTTATACAAAAATATTCACAACCAGTCTAACTGCTAACATTATTAAAAGTAAATCAGAACCATTCCCAAATGTTTCTAATAAAAATGATTTTGTTTTAACTTATAGAGCTTCGGAAGAAGCCACAGCCTCTTTGGGATTATTAAAGCAGACTAGAAACACCTTTATCGGGGATCTCGGAGTACCTATGGGAGCGATCATGCCTTATGCTGGTGCTAGTGCTCCATATGGATATCTATTCTGTGACGGTTCCGAAGTTGAAAAATCAAAATTTCCAGAACTATTCGATGCTATTGGTTCTTTATACAACGGTGCAGTAACTCTCAACGGAGTTAATACTTTTAGATTACCAGATCTACGTGGTAGATTTGCACTGGGCAAAGACAACATGGACAATGGAGGAACCGTTCCTAATGCGCTCGGTGGTTATATCGACGGCGGTGGTGGTAATATAGATCGAGTTCCAGATACCAAAGCAGATATTCTAGGCGAAGGTGCAGGCTCTAGCGCAGTGACATTGACTTTAGGCAATCTTCCTGATCACGAACATTCATTACAAAATTCCGGAGTACAATACTCTGTTGTTAGAAATGATTCAGCGATCAACCCTCCAGCCACAACGGGTCTAGGACCAACTGCATCAGGACAGACACAATATCTAAACACATCAGGTCCTATAAAGAAACCAGATCCTACGTTTGCACTAGGAACAGCAATAGGTATCATGAATCCATATCTAACAATTAATTATATTATTAGATCTGGACCACCAGTATTTTAATTAGAGAAAAATAAATGGCATATCAAATAAACAAAACAGATGGAACAGTTGTAGCAACAGTCGCAGATGGACAGATTGATACGTTATCCACGGATCTAACGCTTATCGGAAAAAATTACAGCGGCTTTGGCGAAGCTCTAAATGAAAATTTTATTAAGCTGTTAGAAAATTTTGCCAGCACAACTAGACCCACACATCCAATACGTGGCCAAATCTGGTTTGATGCGTCAGAATTAAAATTAAAAGTTTACAGCGGTACACAGTTTTTACCTGTGAGCTCTGCAACTATAGCCAACACACAGCCAACATCGTTGGGAGTCGGAGATCTGTGGTTCAACGATGTTGATAGACAACTGTATTTCTTTGATGGAACCACAGCCATTCTTCTCGGACCTGCATATTCTACCAGCCAAGGTATCAGCGGCCTAAGGGTAGAAAGTATTTTAGATACATTGAATCAAACTCGAGTTGTGACCTATCTCTACAACAATGGAATACTACTAGGCATATTTGCCAAAGATTCGTTTACTCCCAAAGTAGCAATTTCAGGATTTTCGGGTAGTATCATTCCTGGGTTTAATGCTGGTAATCTTGCAGGATTAAAATTTTCGGTGACCTGTACTAATTCAGAGGCACTGGGGGGTGTTACAGCAGCAACTTATGTGAGAAAGGATACTTCAAATTCAATCAACGGACAACTACAGCTCACAGCAGATCTTGGATTAGTGATAGGATCAGCAGGCCAGGGTGCATTTAACGTTGTTACTGGTAATGTATTTTTACAAAATACAGCAGCCGATAAAAATCTAATTCTTAATGTACGTAAGGGTATCAATCAAGAAGATGCGATATCAATTCAATCTGCTAGTAGAATTATTGATCTGTATGCAGGGCAAATCACCAGCCAGGTTAATATCGGTGGCAATTTAACAATCACCGGCGATCTCACAGTGCAGGGAACAAGCACAACCATCAATACTTCTACATTAACTGTTGAAGATAAAAATATCGAATTAGCTAATGTGTCATCGCCCTCAGATGTATTAGCAGATGGTGGTGGGATAACTCTAAAAGGTTCCACAGACCATACATTAATTTGGACCTCAGCCAGTGCAGCGTGGAACAGCACAGAACATGTTAACTTAGCTGCAGGTAAAGAATTTAAAATCAATGGTATCACAGTATTATCAGGTACCAGCCTAGGTTCCGGAATCACAGCGATTCCTGGGGTGACAGCATTTGGTACACAAAACACAGTAAACATTGGACCGGGTGCACCGCCAGTAACACAGATGCGCCTAGAGAATCATAGAATCTCTACTATATCCAGCAATTTTGATATTGAATTAGAACCAGATGGTACAGGAAACGTAGCTCTCCTTGGGTCACCTAAGATCACGGGACTAGCAGATCCCACAACTGCTCAGGATGCTGCCACAAAAGAATATGTAGACAATGTGTTAGAAACACGTACGATATTGCTCAGCATGGATCTAAGCGACACCGCGACTAATATCTATATTATCAATAATATACTAAATGTAATGGCGCCACCAGGACCAGAATACAGAGATCAAACATATTGTAGGATACTGTGCAGTATCGCTAACAATTCTACAACAACACTGGATATTAACCCATTGGTAAGTCAGAGCACAGCAACATTTGTTACTCCAGGACCAGGAACTGCTTCAGCAGTGACTAACGTTGCGATTGGTGTTGCCACTGTGCCTGCTTCGCCAATATCTTTGTTAAGATTTATTAAGATATTCCAGATACAAGTAGGATCATGGACACATATTTCAGACAGTGCAACATTCTAAGACCAGGGGCGAATAAATGGCATACACGATAAACAAATTTAATGGTACAGAACTAATAGTTCTAGAAGATGGTACCATCGACACCTCTACCAGTCTTGGATTAGTTGGTAGAAATTATGTTGGATACGGTGAAACACAAAATGAAAATTTTGTTTTTCTATTAGAAAATTTTGCTAACACAGCACCACCAGCAAGACCATTAAAAGGTCAAACTTGGTTCAATTCTACCACCAGTCTTTTATATGTCTATGATGGCACAAAATGGGCCATCGTAGGAGCGGCGGTATTATCTTCAACGGCTCCAGAAGGAGCATCATTGGGACAGTTATGGTTGAGAACCACAGACAACACACTGCATGTGTGGACCGCAGCAGGTTGGACATTTATTGGACCCGAAGCTGTGGCAGGATTTGGAATCACACGAGCTAGAAGTACTTCATTGTTAGATACCACAGGCACCGCTAGACCGGTAATTTTATTAACTGTGAATGGTATAGTGATTGCTATCTGTTCTTCAATAGCATTTACTATTGCTCTGTCAAATGCAGTTGAAGGATTTTTAGATATTGAAACAGGAATTACTCTTTCAAGTCTAAGAAAGGTCAAAGGAAGTCTAGTTGGAAACGCCACAAGTGCAACATTCCTAGAAACTCCAAGAACTATTAATGGTGTGTTATTCAACGGTGGATCGAATATCACGGTTAAATCCAGCACTACTAATAAGCTGGTCAGAGGAGATTATCTTACAGGATCAGATTTTGATGGATCCAGTGAAATAACCTGGGCAGTGGATGCTAGTTCATCTAATATTATTGGCAAAGTAGTTGTAAGAAACAGCTCGGGTGGATTTGCCGCAGGCACTATCACTGCCGATTTAGTTGGAGCAGTAACAGGTAATGTTACCGCTGCTTCAGGAACCAGCACATTTAATAGAGTAATTGCCAATGAATTCATTGGGCCAACACTGAGCGGTAACGCAGCTTCAGCAACAAGATTAATAACAGCTAGAACTATTAACGGTGTGTTATTTGACGGCACAATCAACGTTACTGTGCCAGCTAATGCTGAAACTCTCACAGGAACATTTATCAATCCGTCTGTATCTCAATCTAATTTAAGTACTGTGGGATTACTAACCAATCTTAATGTAGCCGATGCCGGAGTTACAGTTGGCAGCCAATTTAAAATGTTAATAGATGGCGCTGTTCCGACTATACGAGTAACAGCAACTAATAAAAAAATTAATTTCGATATTAGAGATACCAGCCAACCAGGCGAAGTTACAGATTTAAGTTTTATTCCTGCATCAGAGTCATTGGCACTAGGAGGACTAAGTGCCCCGGCATTTATTCCTGACACAGAAGGTGTAACTAATCTAGGGCATCCTGCAGCTGAATGGAACAAGATTTATGCTAATAATTTAATTGGTAATGCAGACACAGCAACACTGGCGACCACAGCAACTAACGTTGCAGGTGGCGGAGCAGGTGCACTGGTGTATCAAACAGCAGCTTCTATAACAGGATTATTATCAGTAGGAACTCCGGGTCAGATTTTAAAAGCAGCCGCAGGTAATACCTTAGTGTGGGCAAATCCAACATTTGAAGGACTAACTCCGGGCAGTTATCTAGCACTTAAAAATACCATTACAGATGCGCCAGTAGCCACCTATGATGGATCAAGTTCTATTCCTGTAACGATTTTTGTTGATGCTGTGTCTACGAACACAGTCAGCAAAGTAGTAGCACGTGATGCCAGTGGAAATTTCGCAGCAGGAACAATCACAGCTAATTTAACAGGCACAGCTACAAATGCTACTAATGCTGCTAATATCGCTGTAACTAACGATACTAGTTCAACCACAGCCTATCTAACATTTACCACAGCATCATCTGGAAATACTCCTGCTAGAGTTAATACTGGAATGACCTATAATGCTGCGACCAATGTATTGAATACCACAGCGGTCAATGCACAGTTTTCTACAACTAGAACTCCATTTGACGGCAGCACAAGAATCGCTACCACAGCTTATGTAGACAATATGTTGGCTAAGATTCCTAACAGATTAGTAGTCAGCGAACCATCACCGAATTTAACTACACCAAGCACTCAATACAGAGATCTAATACAGGCATATCTACCTGCAAACACAGTCACAGTGGGAACAACATTTGATTTTATTATCAATGTGCTATTTGCATCAACAACAACGTCTGTGAGTGGTGCTAGATGGATCAGTGCTTATCAATTTGGAACACTGTCAGTGGCAGCCACAACAACGCTGTTTGATTCCGCCACAGGTTACAAACTGATATATCAATCAAATGGAACTACCTGGAATTATACAGGAACCTGGAGTGTGGTATAATGACTGTGAGCTGTGTGGAAAATTATTGCAAGAACGTTGATGCTATAATAGATCTAGCAGAGAAATATGCTGATAAGTTTAATGTAAGAAAGCCAGGAGAACAATATAATTTTTCCACAGCATATGGTGACAGTCAGATGAAGAGTATGTTTCGTTGGAACATGCCAGAAGATTTAAAAAAGTTAGTATATGAATCATTACCGGAAGAAGATAAAAGCTGTGATGGATTTGTGATTAACAAATATGAACCAGGTGATTTTTTAAAACGACACAGAGACAGTGTTGGTGGGTATTGGAAATTTAAATTGATATTTTTAAAATCTACCAAGCCGCATTTTACATGGTATGATGAAAACAATCAAGGACATTTGGTAGAAGAAAAACCAGGTATGCTGTTAAAGATGCCAGTGAATCTTGAACATGAAGTAACTGAAATTGAACAGGACGAGGAACCTAAATACAGTCTAGCACTAAGCTGGGGTAAAATATTATGACACAAAAAATAGCAATTTTCAATGAAACAGGTAGCCATGTAATTTCCATGATGGATTACGATTCAACTTTCGTGACTAATCTCACAGCAAATAATGTAAAACACAAGGTGCTGACCATAGATCTAGCCAATCAATACTATTGGGGAGATTTTGCCACAGGTGCTATTAGATCTCTAAACGAGCAACCTATCGTTGAAGAAGTGGTGTTAGACACCATTACAAATAAAGACATACTGGCTAGATATCCCATCCATGCTCAATTAAACATAATCGCAGACTGCATTGAAAGATCGGGTATTCCTCTAACACCAGAATTCCAAGAAATGCGCAGCTGGATAGGACAAAAAGTTGAAAATCACAACTCAGCTGTCGATGCATACGCATCTAACCCTAACACCTATAGCTGGTGGCCAAAACCCACCATACCTACGGAAGAATAGGGTCTGATAAATAACAGTATTATTAAGGGCGAGAGACCATGGCATACCAAGTAGACAAGTTTAACGGGACATTTTTAACTTCTGTAGAAGATGGAACCATCGATAGCACCACTGATCTGCGTTTTGTAGGTAAAAACTACGCAGGTTACGGTGAAGTACAAAATGAAAATTTCCTACATTTATTAGAAAATTTTGCAAATACCACACAACCACCTAAATCAGTACTAGGGCAAATTTGGTATGACAGCGCCAACAAGCGTTTAAAATTCTACAACGGTTCTCAATTTAAAGTAGCAGGTGGCGCAGAAGTCAGTGTGACTGCACCTAGTGGACTAGCAGTGGGAGAGTTTTGGTGGGATTCCACAGCCAAACAGCTTTATACCTATGATGGCACTCAGTTTGTACTGGTCGGACCAGAAGCCAGTCCTGATCTAGGTACTAGTTCTGTGGTAGCACAGGTAGTCAAAGATGATCTCAATAACAATCATACTATTCTCAAACTTCTAGCAGCAGGAAATTGTGTAGCCATCATTAACAATGACACCGCATTCAATCTAAATACCGCAGTAAATCCAATCGCTGGATTTACAAGTCCAAATATTATCAAGAAAGGTATAACATTATCATCTACTAATACCGCAGGCGTAAGTCAAAGCGATTACATATATTGGGGAACAGCATCAAACGCATTAAGATTAGGCGGAGTTTTAGCTGCAGATTATCTACAAAAAGGCAGTGTCGTATTCGACAGTGAGATAGCGTTTAAAGATCCAGGTTTTAATCTAGGTGATGGCAACGATCTTCGTATTCGTGTAGAAAATTCAGATGAAGTTATCATTGAAAATCGACTAGGAAATGAAATTACTGTGCGTATCACAGTGACAGAAACCACTGATGAAAGAGATGTTGCAGTGTTTAACAGCACAGGCATTGTTCCCGGCACAACGAACGTTTTTAATCTAGGATCATCTACTAACAAGTGGGCTACAGTATTTGCCACTGCCATCAACAGTAATTTGTTAGCCAATGATACAACCACAGCGTATAATGCCAGCACAAAAGCATTTACCGGTTCATTTACCGGAAATCTTGTAGGCACTGATACCACAGTATTGATTGATGCCACAACTAAACAGATTGGATATAGTGCCGCTAATTTACAAGGTACATTAACTGGTAGTGTGTTAGGTAATGTCACAGGCACAGCATCAAACGCTTCAGCATTAGATGCTAAATTACCAACAACCACTGCTACAATTAACACAGTTGCAGTTAGAGATGCGTCGGCTAATATCACTGCTAATAGATTTATAGGTATAGCCGATAAAGCTGATCAATTATTAGTTGGTGCAACATACAGATCATCAGCAACCACAGCCACAGCGAATACCATTGCAGCCAGAGATGCATCGGGTGATATATACGCCAGCCTATTTCAGGGCACAGCCACAGCAGCTCGTTATGCCGACTTAGCAGAAAAATATCTTGCAGATCAAGAATATGAAGTTGGTACAGTAGTTGTAGTTGGAGGAGAAGCAGAAGTCACAGCATCTAGTTACGGTGAATTAGCCATCGGTGTAGTAAGTGCTAATCCAGCATTTATGATGAACAAAGATCTCGAAGGCGGCACTTATATTGCATTAAAAGGTCGTGTACCAGTTAAGGTAAATGGCGCAGTCAAAAAAGGTGATAGATTGACTGCCGGCGATACTGGATGTGCTGTAGTAACTAAAGAATGTAAAGATGTCTTTGCTGTAGCATTAGAATCCAGCGAAGATGCCGGGGTAAAATTAATTGAAGCAGTGGTGCTGTAAAAAATGCCTAAGTTTGATACAGAAAGCCCACAAAGAATTGCGGCCACAGACTATAATGCTATACGAAACAAAATCGTAGGCATACTTGGTACTGGATCGGGTCAACAAGGATACGGTCAACCTATATCCAGTGCTGCGGTATTCGCTGGAAATAACATAACCAAAAATCAATGGGATTTGTTACGTTTCGATTTAGTGAATGCCAAGATTCATCAAGATGGAGTATTGCCATCAATAGTAACAATATCCAGCGGTGATTTTATCGGGTATGGTGCTGGATACCCTAATACCAATTATGATGCCATAGCAGAACAAGCAATACTGAGTAAATTCAATATAGGTGCAGGTCGGTCTGTGTTATCACTTGCAACAATGACTGGACAAACTAGTACGGGGGTGATATCTAGAACAGGATCCTGGACTACACAGAGTCAATGCACCCTAACAATGACATTCGCTACTGCCGACGACGCTAGATATTTTTTCAACAGCGGCGGTAAAATAAGATTCACTAGTTCGAGAACTGGAGGAACTACCAGCGCACAGAACACCCAATGGACAAATTTGTTAGGAACCACAGTGGGCACTGTTAATTTTGGAGCACAGACTCCTGCTATTACAAATTTCTATACTTTAACAACATCATATCAACAGTGGTACACTATATCTGCAAGTAGTCCTTACGCTGCGAATTTTTATAATTTAGAAGCATTGTGCAACTGCACAGACCCAACCAATGTTAACGGCACAGCCAGCACAGTAACATTTAGAATCACCTGGAGCGACAGTTATGTTGATGTGGATCCTACTCCACCTGGAGATCTAGTAGACGGTACGTTGAGTCTTACAGTGGAAGAATTTAAAGCATCAGGGTCGTTAATACCCAGCGGTTCGTTCGCAATCACCAGTCCATCTTATTCAATATCTGCAATCACCGCTACATAAAATGTTAAATATCCCTATAATTAGGAACAACGCATGACTGTTAATGCTAAAATTGTCAAAGCAGATTACAATACTATTAGAACCAAAGTAACGGATGTACTAGGTGTGGGGTCTATTGACTATGGATATGGCCAGACCGTGCGCAGTTCTGCTGTAGATGAAAGTAATAGAGTCACTGTAAATGAATGGGGAGATCTCTATTACGACATAGTAAATTGTTTTGTTCACCAAACAGCATCAGGTCCCACTTCGCCAGTATCTCCGTCTGCCGGAGATACTATAAAATCAGATAATGATGCTGTTACCTTTAATGGAGCTATTTCTGGTACTACCTTAATAGCCTATAATCAATCTGGCGCTACCAGTATGTTGGCCATAGGACAAACATTAACCAGCGGTGGCGGCACAGGAAGATCAATCACTGCATCAATTAATAATCTTCCAATTACCATAACCAGTTTTACAAGCAAAACATTATCGTCTGGATCTTATCTAGTAGTATATACAATAACGACTCAACCGGTAGCATTACCATTTGGCAATAATACTCTAGTTACAATCAGCGGTAACAGCAATACTAATTATAATGGAACAGTACCAATCACAGCTAGCACTACCACTAGCATAACAGTTCAATATTCTACTGATCCCGGTACTTATGGATCAGGAACAACAACGGTTACAATGACTCCAAATAATCCTTGGGGATACAGCACATGGACAATAACCGGATCGGGAACAGTGGCATATTCAGCAATGACTGCCGCAAATTCAACAACACGTCATCCAATTACACAGTATGACGATTTTGCTAATACCATCGTTGCTAACAGATTCAATGTAGGTGCAGGTCAATCGTTTACCACAACCAAAGGCGCAGTGTCTGAAACATGGCCAGGAACATATGGCGCTTCTTGGAATACTACCATAAAAAGTACAATACGGGTTCAGTTTACTTCTGCTGCCAATGCAAGACATTTTTTTAACAGTGGTGGAGAAATTAGATTCAACAGTTCAAGAACAGGCAGCACAGCTAGAGCACAGGATCTTGCATGGACTACGTTATTGACCACAGCCGCAACCAAAGCCTTTGGCGGAAATAAACCCACTACGGGGTTAGGAGCACTTAACGGGGGAAATTTCTATAGATTGACCAGCAGTTTTCAAGAATGGACATCAACATCCTATACCAGTCCTTACACAGCAAATAGATGGAGAATCACAGCAAGATGTCGTGATGTTGCTGACAACAGTCTTGGAACTTCGGCCGACATAGAATTTCAATCAGAATGGATTGACGGATACGTTGACCCGGGAAATCTCCCCAGTGATATCCCTAATGATGTTGACAAGGTAACTGGAACTATTAGTCTCACAGTGACCACATTAGAAGCTACAGGTGTTCTCCAACCTGTGGGTGCAGGAAACTTTGTAGTAGAATCACCAATCGTTACTGTATCAGCGATAACTCCATAAAATTTTCACACTAGACTGCTGGCTATAAATATAAACTGCTAATATAACTGTTAGGAGTTTTTATGGATGCACAATTAAAGCAGGCACTAGATTTTGCCAATTATCGGCAGACCTTCTCGATCCAAAAACGCACACTCAAAGAAAAAATTGAAGCTAAATTAACCTATGGCTACAATGGTGGAATATTCAAAATAGATAGAATTTTAATTGTATTTGTGCAGATGTTAATAGATCAAGGGAGAACACAGGGTGTTCCTTTATTAGATGCCAACGACAATCCAATAATGGTTGACGATTTATTAATTTTCAAAGACGAAATAGTTGATAGATATTTTACCGCTACGTTTGAGTATTATGAGCAACATGAAAGTTTAAAAAAAAGCAGAAGTGTTGAAAAGTTATTGGATCTATGACACGAGGTGCTTTGATTTTCGCTCACAACAATAGAGATATAGACTATGCTCTAATGTCTATGATATCAGGTGGGCTAGCCAAGAAACATCTTGCTATACCGGTATCTTTGGTCACTGACGAATCCACAGCAGCATGGATGAAAACATCAGGTATATATCAGCGTGTAGAAAAATTATTTGATAAAATAATTTTAGTAGAAAAACCAATAACAGACAACCAAAGAAGATTGCACGACGGAGTTAATAATACCACAGTACCGTTTGTAAATCTTAATAGAGCCAATGCTTGGGACCTTACGCCCTATGACAGAACATTGTTGTTAGACAGCGATTATCTAATCTTTTCAGATCGATTAAATGAATATTGGGATATGGACGAAGACATCCTTATATCTCAAGCAATAAACGATATATATGATCAGAAGAGATTAGGATTTCATGATAGGTATGTGTCGGATACAGGCGTGCATCTCTATTGGGCCACTATCGTGATGTTCACAAAAAATCAAAGAAGTCAAGCTTATTTTAACATGGTAAATTACGTCAAAGACAATTATCAATATTATGGTGATCTTTTTAGATTTGACACACGACAATATAGAAATGATATTTCTTTCAGTGTGGCCAAACATATTCTAGATGGATTTGAAACTGACAAATCCCCTAGCTTACCTCCGGTACTTTCTGCCTTGGACAAAGATATATTGCACTCAGTTGATGCCACAGGAAAATTAACATTTTTAGTCAGTCCTATGATGAATGAAATATACTGTGCCACCGCAGTGAAAGACACAGACATTCATGTAATGAATAAACAGAGCTTGATAAGAAACGCTCAACAACTTTTGGAATTAATATGAATTTTGGATATTTGATTGTTGTTGCTAAACATGATGAAATAGACTATACACAGTTAGCCTATGCACTGGCGTTGACTATAAAAAATACACAAAAGCCGGGATATGATCAAGTTGCTGTAGTAACAGATGATCCTAAACAAATATCTAAATTAAATTCGTCTTGGGTATTTGATCATGTGATAGAATGGAATCAAGAAACATTCTGGGATGGCCGATCATGGATGGATCAGCTGACGCCTTTCGAATACACAGTGTGTTTAGATGCAGATATGTTGTTCATGAGTGATTATAGCCATTGGATTGATTATTTTATTAAAAATTCTGAATTGTATATTGCCAACAAGAGTTATACATATCGTGGAGAAACAGTAGCAGACGAATACTATCGACGAGCATTTGTAAGAAATAAATTACCTAACTTCTATAGTTTTTATACATTCTTTAAGAAAGATTCAGAAACAGCTATGGAATTTTTTAAATTAGGTCGATATATTATTAAAAATCCCGCCGAATTTTCAAACGTGTTTCTTGCTGATTATAAACCTAAGGTTGTAGGCACAGACGAAGCATTTGCACTCAGCGCAAAAATACTAGGTATAGAAGATGACATCAGCTATGAATTAGAATTTCCTAGAGTTGTACATATGAAACCAATGATACAAAATTGGCCGTGGCCAGCTAAAGCATGGAGCGATCATGTGGGATTTTATCTCAACAAACAGGGACGATTGAAAATAGGAAATTATCAACAGTACGATATTGTTCACTACGTAGAAAAAGATAAAATTACCACAGAAGTAATTAATATACTAGAGGAGATCGCATGGAAGAAATGATTGATGTCGATCAATTTTTTGTAGATTTTAAAATACCCGAACCAGAATATTCGGCGTTGTTTGATCCTATCAGCGGAACAGTATACAGTGTAGGACCTAGTCATGCGTTCAATGATAAACCTAATAAAATATCTATTGACAGAGAAACTGCTGAATTTATAATAGAGGGAAAGATATTATTATCCACCTGTTTTGTTGATGTAAATTCCAACACACTAGAAATAGCCGAGATTAAAAGTGTTAATAAAATCGATGATGTATTACATCGAGTGACAGAAAAGCAGCATGTAGACTTTGAAAAACCTGATGTTTACATAACTTATGATAGAAAGAAAAAAACACTAAAGTTTGAATTAACAGAAGAATTGTTTGGAACAAAAAAATTACACAAAAAATTTCAACCAGTTAAAAAAAGAAAAATCTTTTGGGA